TGAAGTTTTGAATGAAACTGCTTCTAATGCTATTGAAGAAGCAATTCCTGGAAGAACTATTAAATGGATTGTCACAGAGGACACTACAAATAAAATTATTGGTGTAGTTAGATTTGGATCTCCAACGATCAACTCAAAACCCAGAAACGATTATTTTGGTGAGGTTTTACCTTTATCAAAGATCAATAATGAGTTTGTAATGGGATTCAATATTGTTCCAGTTCAACCATTTGGATACAATTACCTTGGCGGAAAACTCCTTGCTCTTTTAGCGTCTTCCAATGAACTCAAAAGACAATTTGACTCAAAGTATGGAACTGATTTACATTACTTTGAAACAACTTCATTATACGGTACGACAAAAGGAGTATCCATGTATGATGGTCTTAAACCTTATATTAGACACATAGGAGATACTGAAAGTAATTTTCTTCCACTATTTCATGATGACTATTTTCGTAAAATGTTCTGGTGGTTTAATAATAATGCCAATGGTGGAGAACGATTGATCTCTGCAGATAAGTCTTCTAAAAAATTGAAGATTCAAACAAAGATGATTTCAATCATCACAAAGTCTCTTCAAGATGCTTCAAAACTACATGAGTTTAAAGAATGCATTGAACATGCAAAATCTCTGACCGAAAAAAAGAGATACTATATGTCTAAGTTTGGATATGAACCAGAAGAAGTAATTGAGTGGTGGAAGAAGAAAGCATCTAAAAGATACGAAAAACTTAAGTATGAGAACAAACTAAGAACTGAACTTGAGTTATGGAAACCTGGAGTTGATTTGGAGATTATTCGATGAATATTGAATTAAAAGATTGGTTGAATTCTATTAATTTTTCAAAAGAAAATTATTATAAAGATGACCCTACTTTAATTAAAAATTATCCATCATATATTGTTAATAAGTGTTTGTCTGCACATATTGACTGTATTTTATATGCAAATGAGATGAATATGTATCATCAATTAGATAAAGATATGCAATATACATTTTATCTAAATACGATTAGGAAACGAAAAAGGTTTTCTCCTTGGATTCGTAAAGAAAAAATTTCGGATCTAGAGTGTGTAAAGAGTTATTATGGATATAGTAACGAAAAAGCATCTCAAGCTTTAAAAATACTAAATAGAACACAGTTAAATTTTATTAAGAAAAAACTTGACATTGGTGGACAAAATGACAACACAAAACATTGAACCTCAGGTAAATTGGTCTCCAGATATGATGGTGGAGATACTTTTAAATGAACCTGATGATTTTTTAAAAGTTCGTGAAACTCTAACTCGTATTGGTGTAGCATCACGAAAAGAGAAAAAATTATATCAGAGTGCACATATTTTACATAAACAAGGTAGATATTATATTACTCATTTTAAAGAGTTATTTGCACTCGATGGAAAACATGCAAATCTTACTGTAAATGATGTGCAGCGTAGAAATCGTATCATTCATCTTCTTGCTGATTGGGGACTTATTAGTGTAGTTGATTCTAATAAAATTTTAGATATTGCTCCACTTAATCAAATTAAGGTTCTTTCTTATAAGGACAAGGGTGATTGGATTCTGGAGCAGAAGTATAATATTGGTAAGAAAGGAAAAACTGTTGAGTCTCAATGATTATTATTTTTAATGCATTTTGTCTTTTATTGCTTGTAATAGCGGCATATATTAATCTTTATCTTAATATTAAAAATCATAAAAAAAGACGATAAATAAGTATGAGACCTTTCTTGCGGTCTCTGCAAAAGTCGGAAAACCCTAAAGAAAGGTTCGGTTTTTACAGTTCCTCTCTTTTTCGGTTTGTGGTTAAATAGTATTGGATGCCGAAAGGGTCCACAAAACACAAACTCGCTTTTAAAGGAGCTACAATAATGACTAACCTTGCACGTTATACTACTGCGGATATTTCTTCTCTAATGGATAAGATTACTCGTAATAGTATTGGTTTAGACGAATATTTTGATCGTCTATTTCATCTTCATGAAACAACTTCAAATTATCCCCCATACAACCTAGTTCAAGTAAGTAACGTAGAATCGAGACTTGAACTTGCACTTGCTGGATTTAAGAAGAATGAGGTTTATGTCTATACACAAGATGGGAAATTATTTGTCGAAGGACAAAAGGAAGATAAAGAATCCGATACCAACTACGTCCATAAGGGATTGGCTCAGCGATCTTTCACGAGAGCATGGACAATGGCAGATGATACAGAAGTCTCAGATGTATCATTTGAAGACGGACTCCTCTCTGTCAACTTAAGGAAGATTGTTCCTGACCATCACAAACGTAAAGATTATCTTTGAACTCAAACAAAGATGTTTTGATCAGTAGTTGTTTATACAGACTTTTGTATCATAGTGATACATAATTGATATATAATTATGTACTTATGTATGGAGGATTTTTCATATGACCTACACAGTACCAACCTTAGCAATTGGAACATTAATGTATCTTTTTGTCGGTGTCCCTATCGCAAACCTCTTACCATAACACTTGTTGAATAAATAAAATTGAATATCGTCGGCGCATGAGGAGCACCTGGCAAAATCCAGGTTGACTCCTCCTTTTTTTTCTGGTATGATGGGGTTGAATTCGTACTACTTATGGCAATTAAGCATATTATTTTAAAATCTGGAGAAAGACTAATAGCAAATGTTCAAGAAATGATTTTTGAAGATAAAGTCGTAGGCTATTTTTTTGAAAAACCATGTGTTGTTAGTGTTGCAACTCCAGAAATGCAACCTCCAAAAAGTGGAAAAGAAAAAATGCCAATTGATGTAAGTTTATATCCTTGGATTCCATTTGGTAAAGATACTCAAGTTCCGATTGCTTTGGATTGGGTAGTTACTTTTGTAGAACCTGTTGATATGTTATTTGAAATGTATCAAAAAAATGTATTGGAAATTTCTGTTGATTGGAATTCTGGAATGAATTATAGTAAAAATGTAGATGGAGATGAAAATGGAGAATGCAAAAACTGCAGATAGACCGATAAAAATAATTTTGTTGATATCTAATGACGTTTTAATATCAAAAATTGAAGAGGTGGGTGCTGATATTGGAGAACCTGATTGTAAGTTAATTAAACCCTTTCTTATAAAAGAACCTCAACTTGAAGGACTTTCTAGAACATTAGAACCATTTCTAATGGGAGTTACAAAACAAGATACATTTATGATGAGTTCGGATAAGATTCTTACTCTTGCCGATCCGACTCCAACTCTACTTGAAAAATATGAGGATTTGATTAAAGAATGACACAAAGTTTTTACACTAATGTTCAGTTGATTGGAAATCAGTTTTTAGTTCGTGGAGTAGAAAATGGTAAAAGGTTTGAAACAAGAGATGAGTTCTTTCCAACTCTTTATGTAAAAACAAATAAAAATACAAAATATAAGACATTAAGTGGAGAAGCAGTAGAACCGATCAATCCTGGAACTGTACGGGATTGTCGTGAGTTTTACAAAAAGTATGATGAAATTGATGGATTTGAGATTTACGGAAACGATAGGTATGTATATCAATATATTTCCGAAAGGTATCCACAGGATGAAATTAAGTTTGATATTAGTAAAATCAAACTTGTAACCTTGGATATTGAAGTTGCTTCTGAAGCAGGATTCCCTGACGTAGAATCTTGTTCAGAGGAAATTCTTGCGATTACAATTCAAGATTATACAACTAAAGAAATTATTACTTGGGGGGTTAAACCATTTAGTAATAAACAGAGTAATGTCACATATCACTATTGCCCAAGTGAGTATGAACTTCTGAGTAACTTTATTAATCATTGGATGGGTGATGTTCCAGATGTTGTAACTGGTTGGAATATTCAGTTATATGATATTCCATACATTTGCAAACGTTTAAATCGTGTTCTTGGCGAGAAACTGATGAAACGTTTCTCTAATTGGGGATTGGTTACTGAAGGTGAAATTTTTATTAATGGTCGCAAGCATACTACTTTTGATGTTGGTGGTTTGACTCAACTCGATTACCTTGATCTTTATAAGAAGTTTACTTACAAAGCACAGGAGTCATATCGACTAGACTATATTGCCGAAGTTGAACTTGGTCAGAAAAAACTAGATCACTCTGAGTTTGATACATTTAAGGACTTCTATACTCAAGGTTGGCAGAAGTTTATTGAGTACAACATCGTTGACG